ACCGTATGTCTATGGAGCTACCTAGCGTTCCATCGGAAAAAATTCAATATCTTGAAACCCAAGCCGTCAAGTTTTTGCTTGAGGCTGAACAAGAAGAGCGGGATCATTCGCCCATTTATTGGGCACCGAATATTTCTGTGTACACGAGGTAATCATGCCTAGATTTTTAAACACAGAAGGCTTGTCGGTCATAGCTATTGCGGTTTGCGATAGGTGCAAGATGAAGCGACCGTTGATAGCGTTGTCGCAGGATCGAAACGCCCCCGGTCTTCGCGTCTGCGACCAAGGCTGTAATGATGAGCTAGATCCCTACAGGCTGCCAGCAAGGCAAACAGAACGAATCAACTTAAGATTTCCGCGACCCGATTTGCCTTTGAATGGCGAGGACAACCAGTCGCCGCTTTATCGCGGCAAGTACGGGCCGACATAAAGGATAAACATGGCACAAGCAGGCTACACCCCAATTCAACTGTTTTATTCAAACACCGCAACCAACGTCCCTGCGGCATTGGCAAATGGTGAGCTAGCCATCAATCAGGCTGATGGAAAGCTTTACTACCGAAATAACGCGGGCACGGTAACTCTGTTTGCTCCAACCATAACTGCTGTAAGCACTATTTCATTTGGCTCCACTGGACTTACGCCTAATACAGCCACAAGTGGCGCAGTGACAGTTGCTGGCACCTTGGTTTCAGGCAATGGCGGTACGGGGTTTAGCACGTATGCCGCTGGCGATTTGGTTTACGCCTCAGCCATAAACACACTTGCAAAGCTTACCGCTGGCACAAACGGACATGTGCTTACTCTTGCCGCAGGCCTACCTACGTGGGCGGCATCAACTGGTGGCGTAACGTCATTCAGCGCAGGCACAACAGGCCTTACACCTAATACTGCAACAACAGGCGCAATAGTGCTTGCAGGTACATTGGAACTAGCCAGTGGTGGAACGGGATTATCTTCGTTTACCGCAGGCGATTTAGTTTATTTTGCTACTGGTACGTCGTTTACAAAGCTTGCCATTGGAACTGCTGGGCAAATATTGACTGTAAATGGCGGAGGAACAGCCCCGCAATGGGCAACTGGTGCGGCTAGCGGCGTTTCTTCATTCAGCGGAGGGACAACAGGGCTTACCCCAAGCACGGCTACAACAGGGGTAATTACCCTTGCTGGCACGCTCATTGCAGTTAACGGTGGCACAGGTATTTCAAGCTATGCCCAAGGCGAAATGTTGTATGCAAATACAACAACCACGCTGGACAAGGTTACGGCCAATATAACCACCAGCAAAAAGTTTTTAAGCCAAACAGGCACTGGTACAGCGGGCTTGGCTCCGACTTGGGGCGATGTTGCAGCGACTGATCTTACGGGCACATTGCTTTTAGCAAATGGTGGCACAGGATTATCTTCGTTCACTGCGGGTGACATAGTTTATTTTGCCTCAGGCACATCGTTTACCAAGCTAGGTATTGGCACCGCTGGACAAGTATTGACCGTCAATGGTGGAGGCACAGCACCTACATGGGCGACTGCCGCGAGTGGCGGCGTTACCTCCATTAGTTTTGGCACCACAGGGCTGACCCCATCCACAGCTACAACTGGGGCCGTCACTGTGGCGGGCACCTTGGCGGTAGCAAATGGCGGTACTGGTGTAACAGCTAGCACTGGCACAGGTTCTGTCGTTCTTAACACCACCCCAGCGCTCACAAACCCAACCGTTACAAATTACACAGAACAAGTTTTTTCAGCAACTGGATCATCTTTCACAATTGATTTGGCGAATGGAACCTATCAGGCTTTGACCTTAAATGCTAATGCGTCAATTGTTTTGCCTTCATCAGTTTCTGGCAAATCATATTTGTTAAGATTAACTTACACTGGTTCATTTTCTGTGACTTTCTCGGGTGGTTCGACGCTCAAGTTCCCCGGCGGCACTACCCCTACAACCACCAGCGCAAATGGAAAATTTGATATCTTTGCTTTTTTCTGTGACGGCACCAACACGTACGGTCAATCTGTGGGGTTAAATTACTAATATGTTCAGTTCAGCAATCAAAGGCACAAAAGGAGTACAGGCCCCTCCAAACCCACCTGCAACAAACCCGCCTTGGCGAACTGTTGAGGCGTTATATCATTTTGACGAAGGAAATTTTGAAGCCTTAGCAGCTGGTGGATTTAGTGATCAATCATCTCCGCCAAAGTCAGCCACAATTTCGGCTCCACTTAACTCTTTTCCGTCATCCACATCAAACCCATTTTCTGCGTGCTACTCTATAGATTGCAGATTAAGCAACCCTGCCCCCCGCTTGATCTGCACCACAATACAAATGGGGGCTGGATCCTTTACGATTGAGTTCTTTTGTCTTTTGCGTAAAGCAGCCGTCAGTCCAGCCTACACTGTTTTTAATATAGATGCCAACAATGGTGTAACCCGTTTAGGGTGCTGGTATGGTCATCCAGCTTACGGAGAAAATTTTGTTTTGTATGGACAAAGCGGTGCCGTGCTTTACGACATGGCCTCAAGGCCCCCAATAGGAGAGTGGATCCATGTTGCTTTTGTCCGAACTGGTACAACGATGAGGAGCTACCTAAACGGCGTTCAAGATGCTAACGTTATCACTTTGTCTACTAACTTTTCGCCAGCAAGCGGCGCTACTTATCTTGCTTGCACTGACAACAACACCGCTGGCAGCGGCAGCGGCGACCCGTTTAACGGCTTAATTAGCAACCTGCGAATGACGGCTAATGTTGCGGTTTATACTGGAAACTTTACTGTACCAACCTCGCCATTAACACCTACGCAATCAGCGGGCACAAACATAGCTGCTATCACTGGGACTGATTGTAAATTTTTAGCTTTTGTAAGGCCATTCCTTAACCAAGGAACTGCTGGTACTTCGGACTTGATAATATATCGCCCATTGGACGGATCAGGCTTGGCTACAGATTGGACTGGAACACACCCAGTCATTGTTGCTGAAAGCCCATTTGGTCTTGCGTCGCGCACCGCACCAACTTCGCTTGTGCCGTGGAGCAACGCCACTTTTGGTGGCAGTATAGGGCCTGTTAGTGTGCCCGTGTCTGGAACGTCAGGAACCGCAGGGAACTCAACGTACAGCATCTCCTCTACTGCGGATTTTGGGATGGGCAACGGTGCTTACACAATTGAGTTTTGGGCATACATTATGGATGCCACTCGCGGAATAGATTTTATCAACATCAGCGCCACCCCCGGATCGCAAGAGATCCGCATATACACTGATTCTGTCAACTCTTTTGCTTGGACGGTTCAAATAAACGGCACAAAATATTTTGCCAACACTGCTTATAATGCAACACAATTTTTTGGACAGTGGTGCTATATTGCCTTGTCAAGAGTTTCGGCCACGGAAACGCGTTTTTTTATAAACGGCGCTCAAATCGGCTCCACACTAACTACAAATTACAACACAGGAAGTTCAGCCCAGCTTTTAATTGGTAACCCAAAAAGCCTTGGAGCTAGGATGGCTAGCCTTCGAGTCCTGAAAGGGGTAGGGTCTTACAACGGAACTTTTTCGCTGCCCACTAGCCCAAACACCAACACGCCTTCTGCTAACTGCAAGTTGCTATTGAATCAAGGCGGCGGCATGATAGACCAAACGGGAAAAGCCAATTTAGTTGGCGCTACGTTTCCACCATATGACTCTACAACGCAAGTGAAATACGGCACATCGTCTTTTAAAGTTAATGCAGGAACAAATGAATATTTTACTAATTACTATTTAGATTCATCCTTCGGTGGAAATATTACGTTTGGGCGCGGCTCTTTTACAATCGAGTGTTTTGTCTGGATAGCTTCATCCATTGCCGATAGAGGGTTTTTCCAAATAAATACTACCTCTGGCGGTTTTGGTGGAGTTGGCGGCGTTGCGCTTGGCATTGGTAGCTCAAACAACGCAAAGCTCTTTTATGGGACAGCGAGTTCCGCGCTAGGCACAGCAAGCTTATTGCCGTACGACACATGGAACCACGTTGCGGTGGTTAGAACAACCGTGCAGGTTAACTCGCCGTTTTCCTTGACTGGAACTATTCGAGTTTATATCAACGGAATACAAGACGCAGCGCTTACCGCTACAGACAACACTGATTACACCGCATCGTATTTGACGTTAGGTGGCTATGAAAACACCACTAAGCTTTTGAGCGGGTATATAGACGAATTTAGAATTTCTAGATACCCAGTTTACACAGCTAACTTTACGCCTCCAACGGCGGCGTTTCCAGATAGTTAAGAGGAAAACAAATGAAAATTGCAATTTTGTCTACTCCCATAGTTGTGGGTTTTCCGCATGAGTTGTTTCCAACAACAGGGTTTCCTGAAAGCGGGCCAAATCAAGAGTTTTTAACTGAAAACAATGCAAAATTTTGCTATTCGCATAAAACACATGATCCGTTGACTGAGGTGCTTGAACAGTGCGAGCCTTATGAAGAAGGTGAGTATGTTTACATTGTTAAAGCCAAGCCTTTGACAAGCGAAGAAATTGAAGCGCAAAAATCTTCGTCGATGCAAAATGTTCGATTTCACAGAACCTTGCTTCTGAAAGAATGCGACTGGACGCAATTGGAAGACGTTCCAGCAGAAATTAAATCGGTTTGGCTGGAATACCGACAAGCTCTAAGAGACATAACAAAAAACGTCACGGACGCAAGAAACACAAGTTCAATCGTATGGCCGACAAAACCCACTAACGTAACGGAGTGATAAATGAACGAAGCAAAAGTAACACTGAGCCTAGAGCTAACAAACCAAGTCGTGGCTTATTTAAGCAAGCGTCCGTACGAAGAGGTTTTTCAGCTTATTGAAAAAATTCAAAGCGAGTACAGAGCGAGCCTTGTTCCCAAGGTGGAAGAAAGCGAAGGCGGCGATGGAGCAACTTGAAAAAGATTTTGCAGTCCACGAGGCTGTGTGCGCAACCCGTTATGAGGCTATCCAAAAGTCGCTAGCGGAGGGTGATAAGCGCATGACGAAGATCGAGTACCTGTTGTACGCGTTGATGATTTGCGTGCTGTTTGGCCCGGGTGTGGCTGCCGATTTCGTCAAAAATCTTTTAGGATTATGAGATCGATCCGCTCAGCCTGTTGCTCGCAGCAAATGCCTGCTGCGTCGCCATCAAAGAAGGTGCCGAGCTTTACAGGCAGGCCAAAGCTTCTTTCTTGGAAGTCAAGTCCACTTATGAAGAAGTTGCTGGTATCGCCAACGAGGTCACAACATTCTGGCAAAAGCTCTTTGGAAAAAAATCAAAAGCCAAGCCTCTGGCGCAAGCGACAAGAAAAAAGACAAAGTATGTAGCGATCGACGAACATGCGGTGATGTCTGACATCGTCGTTCAGTTGACAAATTTTTTTAAAATTCAGGAGCAGTTGATTGAGCATCTGAGGATCGAAGAAAAAAAATCACAAACAGAAGTTGATACATCCCATTCGGTTATGGAGTCGGCCCTCCAGCGCGTGTTAATCAAAGACAGGCTCGCCCAGTTGGAAACGGAAATTCGCGAGGCAATGATCTATAACACCCCGCCAGAGATGGGTGCCATGTGGTCAAAGACGCTCGAGATGCGCAACGTGATAAAGGTAGAGCAGGACAAAGCCCGAAAGAAGCGAGATGAAGATGCATGGTTACGAAAAGAGCAGGAGCGACTTCACAACGAAAAGGTAACGTACCTAATGGTGACTATCCTATTCCTCCTTTATTTGTGGCTCCTCCTCGCCGTCTTAAACAGGATTGGAAAAGCGTGATGGGCTGGTTGGCGGCTTGTGTACTGGTGGTTTTGCTCCTGCCCTTGGTGGGCATGATGATGTTGGACAATTTGACAATTGCCACCAGAGCCGAAAAAGCTTTGGAGAAAATAGAAAAAATTGAAAAACGAATTGAGAGAGATCAACGTGAAAAAAACCGCAAACAGCCTAATTCTTTCACTGATAATCCTGTGCTTGGTGGGGTGCGAAGACCGCTTCAGATACCCATGCCAAGATCCAAGAAATTGGGAAATTCCTGAATGCAAACCGCCAATTTGCACCGCAACTGGCACTTGCCCTGAAATGCTCATAAAACCCGATGAGGAGAAAAAGTAATGGCAACCGTAGTGTATAGACAAAAAAACCGTTTGACCGCCGATGAAATTGAGGTAAGGGTTTGGGCTTTCGTTATTGTTGTTTTGGTAACCATTTTGCTGGCTTCCATGGGCATGTTTCTCTACTCGGTTTCGTTTGTTCAACAGCCAATGAACGGCCAAATGGCGGCGATTGACCGCGTGTACACGCAGCAAATTTCAACCATCATGGTTTTCATCACTGGCGTTTTAGGTGGTGTTGCTGGGCGGTCTGGTGTAAGGGCTGTGGCAAATGCGATTGCAAAAGCAGAAGCCAACGATAACGACGGGCAAACACCATGAGCCTGCTTAACCCGTACGTTCTGCTCTTCATTGCTTTGACGGTGTTTTCCGCTTTTGGTGGCGGATACTGGAAGGGGTCACAAGCCGAGCAAGATCGTCAACAAGTGGAGATTGCCCGCTTAAACAGCGAGGCGCGAGAAACTGAACAACGCATGGCGGTGGTAGCCCAGACCTATGCCCAAACTTTAAGGAAAGCCAACGATGTTGCACGGATTAAAGAAACTAAGTTGCGTACTGATCTTGCCTCTGGCGAGCGTAAGCTGTTCATTCCTGTCAAAGCGCCCAACTGCCCCGTACCAGCCACCGCAGATGCCCCCGCTCCCAGCGGAGATACAGAAACAAGAGCCGAGCTTGACCCAAGAATTGCTCAAGCTCTTGTCGATCTCACCAGCCGAGGCGACGAAGCCATCCGCAGCCTCAACACCTGCATCGACCAATACGAAAAAGTAAGGAGTCTTAAATGAACCTGTCACCAAATTTCACCCTCGAAGAACTGACGCACACAGATCACAGGCAATACGATAACTCCCCAAATGATGCCGAACTGGCTAATTTGGTGCGTCTGGCCCAGTTTCTTGAGCAGGTGAAAGAGGCCGTGGGCGGCAAGCCAGTGATCGTGAATAGTGCGTTTCGCAGTGCGGAGGTCAACCAAGCGGTGGGTTCGACCGAGCGGTCACAGCATCGACGTGGCTGCGCGGCTGATATCCGAGTCGTTGGGATGACCCCAAATGAGGTGGTTAATGCAATTATTGCGGCCAATCTCCCATACGACCAAGTAATCCGCGAGTTCGACCGATGGACGCATGTTTCAATCCCCAACACCGATGAGGCGGAACCCCGCTCCATGGCGCTAATTATTGACAAATCGGGCACAAGAGCGTTTGCGTAATCTGGGCAGACAACTTAAAATGAAGCAGGTGTAGGGCAAACAAGCGAAAGGCAGCAGGTTATGGCAACAGCAGTGGCGCAGACTTATGCCAATTTGGTCACCAGCGTTGAAGCTTATTTAGAGCGAACTGACGCAACAACGATAGCTTACATTCCGACTTTTATTATGTTGGCCGAGCAAGTGCTCGCCGCAGATTTAAAATTCCTTGGAAATCTGAGCGTTGGAAACTTTACGCTTGTTGCTGGTCAATCAATAATTCAAAAACCCGCTCGCTGGCACAAAACGGTTTCGATGAACATGACGGTTGCTGGCAATCGGCAGCCCTTGTTCTTGCGCAAATATGAGTTCCTGCGCGAGTATTGGCCGTCCACCACTGACACAGACGTACCAAAATATTACGGCGATTACGATTACACGCATTGGTTGGTGGCACCCACGCCTGATTTGGCTTACTCAATGGAAGTCAGCTATTACGAGCGCGTGCAGCCACTGGACAGCACCAATCAAACAAACTGGTTTACGCAATATGCCCCTCAGGCAATGTTGTATGGCACATTGTTGCAAGCAATGCCCTTCCTCAAAAACGACGAGCGTTTACAAATGTGGCAAGCACAGTATTCGCAAATCATCACCGCATTGAAGGAAGAAGACAAATCGCGGGTTGGTGACCGACAAGCAATAGCGCTCGACTCATGACTTCATATATTTCACCATTTACAGGGGATGTCGTAGTCCCTACGGATGTAAGTTATGTCAGCTATACGCTAGCGGCATCTTTACAGTTGACGTGGCCTGCAAACGGTACGGATGCCTCCAATGTTGCCGCTCGCATCATGGATATCCAAACGCCAAACTTTGCGTACAAGCTGCTGATGCCTCCAGCAAGTCAAACGTCCGTTGGTACGGATGCCTTGATTAGAAATTTGGGCGCGGTCAATTTGGAGGTTACGAATACCAATTTGGGCACGATCACGACGATTTTGCCCGGCGTCGCGGCCTACATCTACCTAACCGACAACTCAACGGCAAACGGCACTTGGGGCGTGTTTACCTTTGGCGCTGGCACGTCCACCGCCAATGCGGCTACGCTGGCTGGTTACGGCCTCTTGGCTTCAGGCCTGACCCTGAATCAAAGCCACCCAGTCACAAGTTTGACCGCCTCATACGTCTTCAGCGGTGCTGACAGGGCGCAAGTATTAGAGTGGCCTTCATCAGGCGGCACAACCACGGTGACCCTGCCACTTGCAAGCACCTTAGGCAACAATTGGTTTTGCCTGTTTAAAAATAACGGGACTGGCGTTGTCAACATGACGACCACGTCTAGTGAACTTTTGGACGCAGCAACCTCAAAAGCGTTTGCGCCATCAGAGTCTGCTTTCATTATTTGCAACGGAACAAGTTTTATTACGGTGGGATACGGTGTTAGCACCTTGTTCAACTTTACCGCGACAACAAAATCACTGACATCAGGAACGGTCACGCTAACCGCCTCGGAAGCATCCAATACGATTCAAACGTTTATTGGAACACTTACTGGTAACGTAACTGTATATTTTCCGCCAGTAGTCAACTTGTATGTGATTAGCAATCAAACCTCTGGGGCATACACGGTAACGGTTGGAACAACAATTGGATTGACAGTGGTGGTTCCAGCGGGAACGCAAGCGACGGTAGTGTGTGACGGAACGAACTTTTTAAATGCCAACACCACAACGATTGTGGGTACGGCAGTATCGTTCATCGATGGATCTGCCTCGAACCCAGCCGCGTTTTTTGCGTCTGAGACAAACACGGGTATCTTCCGCTCGGGCCCGGGCGAGTTTGCCATCTCCATTTTGGGAACAAAAAGAACCACCGTCACCGCAACTGGATTTGAAGTTGCGGGTACGGGCAATTTCACAGGCGGCGTATCTGGCGGGTCTTTCTAATGACCGACAAAATATTTTCGTTAGACACAAAAGCTGGCATACAAAGAGACGGAACAATCTTTGACCATGAGTTTTATGTCAACGGGGCATGGGTTAGATTCCAGCGTGGTCGCCCTCGCAAGATAGGTGGTTATCGTCAAATAACCGCCGACTTGGCTGGCCCCTCACGCGGCTTGTTTGTTGAGCCAAACAACGGTTTCAACACAATCTACAGCGGATACGCTGATGGTTTGCAATCAATCACCATTGACCAGCAAGGCATTGGATCTGGCGTTGTGGATTTCACGTTGTCTGGCTTTACGTCAAATGCAAACAACTTATGGCAATTTGATGCAACCTTTGATGCGGATGGAACTGGCAACGAAAACCTGATTGCTCATGCAGGTCAAAATTTAAACAACATTGACAGCACCGTCAACACAAGAGTTTTGTTTGGCCCAGCGGCTGGCAGCAGCGTTTCCCCCGTTGGCGTATTTACGTTGTCCGCCACCACAAACGCCACCACAACGATTACTGTGGCCTCCACGACCTTGATTGGTCTTGGTCAAACAATAACTGGTTCAAACATCCCAGCAAATACGACTGTGACAGCAATCACGAATGCAACTACGTTCGTCATTTCAAACGCCGCCACAACTTCGGCAACTGTAACCATTACCGTAGACAACAACGTATCAGTATCAGGTGGCGCAGTCATGCTTTACCCGTATCTGTTTACATATGGAAATTACGGCTTGATAAAAAATTCTGGGCCTGCAAATTTAAATGACTGGGTGTCGCCAACAGCGAACGAGGTAAACATTACGGCCACAAAAATCGTTAAGGGCTTGCCTGTGCGAGGTGGCTCTGCCGCGCCATCTGGTTTGTTTTGGTCTTTGGACTCATTGATCAGGGTTAGCTTTACGCCAACCATAACGACAAGCGGCGCTACCAGCACAACCTTTTATTGGCGCTATGACGTAATCTCTTCGCAGTCATCCATCATGTCTTCTCAGTCTGTGATTGAATATGACGGCGTGTACTACTGGTGCGGAAG